CAAGCAACGAACGAACGGGTCGTGCTATTCTTGCGCGGGAGCGGCAAGGCGACACGTCTACTTACCACTACGTCGATAATCTTTCCCGCGCTGTCAAATATGTCACAAGACAACTCGTAGATCTGATCCCTAAGATCTATGACACGCAGCGCGTGGCGCGGATCATTAAGCCAGACGGCGAAGTTGGGATGGCTAAGATCAACCCACAACAGCCGGAAGCGATTCGGTCAATCAGAGACGTTAACGGCATTGAGATTGAAAAGATCTACAATCCAAACGTTGGAACTTACGATGTGCAAGTCTCTAGCGGACCTAGCTATATGACCCGCAAGCAAGAGGCTATGGACATGATGGGCCAGATCCTTCAGACCAACCCTGCACTTTGGTCGGTAGCTGGCGATTTGTTTGTTGAGAATATGGATTGGCCTGGTTCGGCTGAAATGGCTAAACGCTTCCAAAAAATGCTTGACCCGAAGGTTCTTCAGAACACGGATGAGTCGCCAGAAGCGCAAGTTATGCGTCAGCAGATGAATCAGATGGCGGATCAGATGGAACAGACGACCGCCATGATTCAGCAACTTCAGAACAGCTATGATATGCAAAAATTAAAGATCGACGAGCAGAACACGCAAATTAAGGCTTTTGACGCTGAAACTAAGCGTATTCAAGCTACTGCCGCCAACATGACACCAGAACAAATTCAGGATATAGTGCTTGGAACCGTCGCTGCGGCTATGGATACAGGCGATATTGTGCGTGGAACACAGGCTAGAAACCCTGAACAAGGTGAATTAGGCATATGAAAGCGGCGGATTTCGTAGGACATCTGTTCTTAGCCCGCGATGTGACGCATAGTGTGCATCTGAACACGCGATCATATGCAAAACATAAGGCGTTAAACAAGTTTTATGATAAGATTATTGACCGCGCGGATGATTTTGCGGAAGCCTATCAAGGTCGACATGGTCTAATTGGCCCGATTTCATTAATGTCTGCCAAAAAGACGACAAATGTAGTAGAATTTTTGGAAGATTCGCTAAAAGACATCGAAGATAACCGTTTTAAGGTCTGTGACGAGTCGGATACAGCCCTTCAGAACATCATAGATGAGATTGTCGGGCTGTATTTAAGCACCCTATACAAGCTCAAATTCTTGGCGTGAGGCTAAAATGGCGCTCTATAAATCAATTAGTGCAACTACTCAGATCAAGGTCGGCGCGACCAAATTGCTCGGTATTTTTATAACGTCAGGCACCAGCCCGACCGTTGCGGTGTATGATTCGGCTACGGCGTCGAACAGTGACCCAACTGTGCTTGCGACACTGACAGCTACTGCGCCAGTGCATTATAATCTGACGGGCGACGCAAATGGTTTGTTTTTAAGTAAAGGCTGTTATGTGGTTCTTGGCGGCACAAATCCAGTGGCTACTATTGTCTACGAGTGATCTAAATGGCTTTTATTTATAATCTTACAGATACTTGGACAGACAATACCGTAACTTGGAACGGCATTAAGCTCGCCGTCACAAACACGGCGTCTGGCGCTGCTTCAGATCTGTTGAATTTGACTATTACAGGCGTGACGACAGCGTCTTTTGTGGTCGATAAAAGTGGTAATTTAGATCTTACGGGTTCTGTTAATAATTTAACAATTACGCCTCCAGCGAATAATGCAACGCTGACGATGGCTGATGGCTCAAGCCTTATTACGTCAGGTGCTTATAGCGCTACATTTACATTTACCGGCACGACCACGCTGACGCTACCAACCAGCGGCACGGTCACAGCGCTTGGTAACTCAACAACTGGCTCTGGCAGCATCGTATTAGCGACCAGCCCGACGCTTTTAACGCCTAATCTTGGCGTTCCATCAGCTCTGACGCTGACAAATGCGACAGGGCTGCCGATCTCAACGGGTCTGACCGGCACCGGCACAGGCGTATTGACGGCTTTGGCTGTTAATGTTGGTTCTGCGGGTGCTTTTGTTACGTTTAACGGCGCGCTTGGCACACCTAGCAGCGGCAATTTAGCAAACTGCACAGGTTATCCAACAGGCAGTATTTCAGGTCTTGGCACTGGCGTAGCAACAGCTCTGGCTAACAATGTCGGCTCTGCGGGCGCTATCGTCGTGCAGAACGGCGTCCTTGGCACGCCATCTAGCGGCACGCTGACCAACGCAATAGGTCTTCCACTGACAACTGGCGTGACTGGCACGCTGCCGGTCGCCAATGGCGGCACAGGCGTTACAACAAGCACAGGCACTGGATCGGTTGTTCTTTCAACAAGTCCAACGTTTGTTACACCAATCTTAGGCACACCAACTTCAGTTACGCTGACAAACGCTACTGGTTTGCCTCTTACAACTGGCGTGACGGGCACGTTGCCAGTCGCTAATGGCGGCACGGGCATCACGTCTTTTGGTACAGGAGTTGCCACGGCGCTCGGCGTTAACGTCGGATCGGCTGGCGCTTTCGTTGTTAATGGCGGCGCGCTTGGCACGCCATCGTCAGGGACTCTGACAAATGCGACGGGACTACCTATTAGCACAGGCGTTAGCGGCCTTGGGACAGGTGTTGCGACGTTCTTGGCGACGCCATCGAGCGCTAATCTTGCATCGGCTGTCACAGATGAGACGGGATCGGGATCGCTAGTATTCTCGACCGCACCGACATTCGGCACCAATATTACGGTTGGCACCGCGTCTTTTTCGACGGGTATTGTCAATCTTAAAGGCACAACATCTGGCACTGTTGCTCTGTCTGTTGCTGATGCGGCAGGCACATGGACAATGAAACTGCCTACAACCGCTGGCACGAACGGTTATTATCTTCAGACTGACGGTCTTGGTAATACGTCATGGGCTGTCGGTGGTGGTGGCGGTGGCGGCTCCCCAGGCGGCTCAACGACGCAGATCCAGTATAATAACGCAGGCGCTTTTGGTGGTTCGCCAGCATTTACGTTCAACGGCACAACAACAGTTGGTCTTGGCGTAGCCTCAACAACAGGCGGTATTTTTAACCTTTATAATGCGTCTAGCGCATACGCTGTCAGCCTTAAATCTGGCAACAATTCAGCCGCTTGGTCAATGACTCTCCCAACGTCAGGCGGAACGAATGGTTATTTTCTGCAAACTGACGGCTTTGGTAATACCACTTGGGCTGCGGCTGCGGCGGGCACGATCAATACCGGCACCGTTGGTCAGCTTACCTATTATAGCGGCACCAACACGCTGTCCGGCAATGCTAACGCTACTATTTCTAGTGGCGCGCTGACATTAGGCCAAGCAGGCACAGCGGCAGGATCGCTTGTTCTGTCAGGTTCAACATCTGGCACATCTACGATCAGCGTTCCGGCTGTTGCAGGAACAGGCACAACATTTACATTGCCTGCGTCTAATGGCACCAACAATTACGTTTTAACCACAAATGGTTCTGGCGTTACTTCTTGGTCGCAAGTTAGTTTAACCGCTGGCGTAACCGGCGTATTGCCAGTTGCTAACGGTGGCACAAACGCATCTTCGGCTGGTATTACGGCCTTCAATAACATTACTGGTTATACCGCTACTGGCGCTACAGGAACGACAAGCACGAATCTTGTTTTCTCAACGTCGCCTACCATTACGACGCCAACCACAAGTGGAAATATAACAGCTACAGGAATAGGCGCGCTATTCTTAGCTGACTTTAGTAACGCAACTGTTCTCAGCCGTTTCTCATTCCAGACTAGCACGACTAACGCCACTACGGGCATTTATGCGCTGCCTAATGGCACTTCTACTGGCGCTGCTTGGCAAGCGACTAACAATTCTGACCCGACTAATGCCAGCAAGATAATGATAACAACGAACGCCTCTACGGACGTTCAGTTAGTGTCAGGTATTAACGGCACAGGCACATATCTACCGCTTTCAATTTACACAAGCGGCGGTATATCGGCGCAATTTAGCACGACTAAAGGCACTTTTACGCTTGGTGTGTCGGGATCTACAGCGGGTGTTCTTAACATCGCTGGATCTACGGCAGGCACGGTATCTATCCAAGGCGCTGCAAGCGCAGGAACATACAATTTTAATTTACCAACAAGCGCCGGAACTTCAGGCCAGCCGTTACTGTCAGGTGGCGGCGGCGCGTCGTCTATGACCTTTGGAACGCTTGGCGTTTCAGGCGGCGGCACGGGCGCATCCTCCGCTGGTATTACGGCCTTCAACAATATCACAGGTTACACAGCGGCAGGGGCGACAGGAACCACAAGTACGAATCTTGTGTTCTCAACTAGCCCGACGCTTGTTACGCCGACTTTAGGTGTAGCTTCAGCCACAAGCGTAAATAAAGTCGCAATTACAGCGCCAGCCACAAGCGCTACATTGACTATTGCGGATGGCAAAACATTAACTGCAAGTAACTCTATTACAATTGCAGGAACAGACGGCAAAACAGCCTCATTTAGCAATTCGATTACGTTTGCGGGCACCGATTCTACAACGATGACGTTCCCGCCAACGTCATCAAGTATCGGCTATCTTAACATCCCGCAAGTTGGCGGCGCAGCTAAGACAGGTAATTATACAGGTTTGTTAGCAGATAGCGGTCAAATGGCCGTTATGAACGCAACCACATTAACGTATACGATTCCAGCTAATAGCTCGGTTGCTTATCCAGTAGGAACAGTGCTAACCATTGTAAATACTTTTGCCGGAAATCTGACAATAGCTATTACTACAGATACTCTTACTATTGCAGGAACGACCACTGGCGGCGCGGGCGTATCAAGGACACTTGCGCAAAATGGCGTAGCTACGGCGCTTAAAGTGACTTCGACGAGTTGGTATATCAGCGGTTCGGGGCTATCATAATATGGCGGGTATATTAAACCAGATAATAACCGGTATACATAAGCCTGTTACAATATCGTATTTATTAGTCGCTGGCGGCGGCGGCGGTCAAACTAACGTAGGCGGCGGTGGCGGGGCAGGCGGTCTTTTATCCGGCTCAACCACTATTTTAAGCGGAATAATTTATCCTATTACCGTTGGAACCGGCGGCGCAATCGGAGGCAACGGCAACAATTCTATTGCGCTAGGACTTACAGCCATAGGCGGCGGCGCTGGGGGTAGTTATGCTGGTGCAGGTTCTAGCGGTGGGTCGGGTGGCGGCGGTGGTGGTGCAACTGGTGGGGCTGGTAGTAATACTTCTGGACAAGGTAATCCAGGAGGCACAGGCGCTAGCGGTTTTGCTGGCGGCGGCGGCGGCGGCGCTGGTGGCACAGGTGGTTCTGGTTCAGGTTCTACGCCAGGAAACGGCGCTAATGGTTCTGCGTCTTCAATTACAGGTTCATCGGTAACATATGCAGGCGGTGGTGGTGGCGGAAATGGATCGTCTGTAGGCGGTACAGGTGGCGGCGGTGCGGGTGGCCCTGGCGGCGTTGCAGGAACCGCTGGAACAAATGGATTAGGTGGTGGTGGTGGTGGTGGTGGTGGTGGTGGCGCGGCAGGTGGCGCTGGTGGTTCTGGAATAGTAATATTGTCAGTCCCAACGTCTAGCTATTCTGGCGTAACAACAGGTTCACCAACTGTTACCACTAGCGGGGGAAATACAATTTTACAGTTTACTAGCTCTGGATCTTATACAGGATAAAGGGCATGACTTATTTTGCAAAAGTTGAAAATGGGATAGTGACGCAAGTAATTGTTGCGGATCAAAATGTTATTGATAGTGGTTTATTTGGAGATCCTTCTATTTGGTTTCAAACAGATTATTATACTTATGGCGGCGTGCATTATGGCGTTGACGGTAAACCTGACGGTGGCGCGCAATTTAGAATGAACTATGCAGGGATTCATTTTGCATATGACGCGGCGTTAGACGCTTTTATACCTCCAAAACCGTATCCATCTTGGTTATTAAATACAACAAGTTGTCTATGGATAGCACCTATTCCGTATCCAAACGACGGTAAATATTATGTATGGAATGAAACAACGCAAATGTGGGATGTAATAGACTAATGTTCACAAATGAAGAATTGAACACACTTATTCAGCTTTTGGACATCGCCACTAAAGCTGGCGGTTTGGGCGTTGCTCAACAGGCGCTACCTTTAGCGGTAAAAATACAACAACAGCTACAACCTGTTGACGTTCCAGCTACTGAAGAGTAATACTATCAATTAACCGACTGGCCGGAAAGCTAGGTAGCACATGAGTGATGAAGAACAGGCTGTAGCGGAGATCAGCCCCGCGCCGGAACAGGAAGCCACGGCGGCACCTGAATCTGTTGAGACGACGCCGGAGGAACAACAGTCTACAAAATCGTTCACTCAAGAAGAGCTGGACGCGATTGTAGGCAAACGCCTCGCAAGAGAACAGCGCAAATGGGAAAGAGAGCAAGCTCAACGGCTTGCGGAGCAACAGGCTAAACAACAGCCCGTCGCACCTCCGCCTGCGCCAGATGATTTTGAGAACGCACAGGTTTATGCAGAAGCATTAGCCGAGCGTAAAGCTCAAGAGATGCTGGCACAACGGGAGGCCGCAAAGCAGCAAGCGGCTCTTTTGGATGCGTATCACGACCGTGAGGAAGACGCTCGGTCTAAGTATGACGACTTTGAACAAGTCGCGTATAACCCGAATCTTCCTGTAACGGACGTAATGGCGCAGGCCATCCAGGCTTCTGATATTGGCCCCGATGTGATTTATCACCTTGGGTCTAATCCAAAAGAAGCACATCGGATTTCCAGATTACCGCCTGTCTTGCAGGCACGGGAGATTGGTAAACTTGAGGCTAAATTAGCTTCAGATCCGCCGGTCAAAAGGACATCAACTGCCCCTGCTCCTATTGCTCCTGTTGCTCCGCGTTCATCTGGTGCCCCGACGTATGATACAACTGACCCCCGGTCAATGAAATCAATGTCTACATCTGAATGGATTGAAGCGGATAGACAGCGGCAACTTAGGAAGTTAGAGGCTCAACGTCGCAGATAGGTGACATAAAATGAGCAATTCACTCTTAACAATTGATATGATTACGAGAAAGGCTCTGGAAATTCTGGAGAACAATCTTGTAATCACCCGCACGGTCAACCGCCAGTATGACGACAGCTTTGCCGTCGAAGGCGCTAAGATCGGTTCGACCCTCCGTATCCGTCTTCCTGACCGCGCTTTGGTCACGGACGGTGCTGCCCTTCAGGTTCAGGACGACAACGAGCAATACACGACCTTGACGGTTTCTTCACAGAAGCACATTGGCGTGAACTTTACGTCTGCCGAACTTACGATGCAGTTGGACGACTTTGCTGAACGCGTGCTTAAGCCACGTATTTCTCAGCTTGCTTCCAGCATCGACGCGGACGTCGCTAATGCTTATCAGCAGATCTATAACTCTGTTGGCACACCAGGCACGACGCCTGCTACGTCACTTGTTCTTCTTCAGGGCAACCAGAAGCTGAACGAGTTCGCTACGCCGATGTCTCAGCGTTATGTCGCCGTCAACCCAGCCGCTAACGCTGGTCTGATCGAAGGCATGAAAGGCTTGTTCAATCCAGTTGATACCATCAGCAAGCAATTTAAAAACGGCTTGATGGGCGAAGGTATCCTTGGCTACGACGAGTTGAACATGACGCAGTCGATTCGTCAGTTCACGACCGGCTCGCGTAATACTTCAGCGTCTTACACTGTAACGACGACTGTTGCGACGCAGGGTCAGTCAACGATTGGCATCAGCGGTGCAACGACCGGTGAAACACTTGCTGTTGGTGACGTGTTCACCATCGCTGGTGTGTATGCTGTCAACCCGCAGACCCGTGAGTCAACTGGTTCGCTTCAGCAGTTCGTAGTAACTGCGGCTAACACCGCTGCGTCGTCTGCTTATTCGAGCGTGTCGATCTCTCCTGCGATCTATACGTCAACAAACGCTCTAGCAACCGTCAACAGCTTCCCTGTTTCGGGCGCTGCTATCACATTCCTCGGCGCTGCTTCGACGACGTATCCACAGAACTTGATCCATCACAAAGACGCGATCTCTTTCGCGACTGCCGATCTTCTCCTTCCACAAGGTGTTGATATGGCTTCGCGTCAGGTTCACAACGGCATTTCGTTGCGTATTGTCCGCCAATACGACATCAACAATGATCGTATGCCTTGCCGTATTGACGTGCTGTATGGCTACAGCGCGATTCGTCCGGTAATGGCCGCTCGTCTTTGGGGCTAATAAGAGGGGGCGAAAGCCCCTTCTTTCTCGCAATTTAGGAGTTAAATCACATGGCACTTCCTTCAGTCGGTGGTGGCTATCAGTTAGGCGATGGCAACCTTAATGAACAGGTATTGGGCGATCAAGGCTCGATTACAGCTCTAACGGGCGCAGCTAATACGCTTACGGCAGCTCAAGCTACGTCAGGCATTATTACTGTTGCAAGTGGCGGCGCAGGCGCTTCTGTCGTGACCGTTCCAACGGGCGCGCAGTTGGATGCTCTGCTGACGAACGCTAAGATTGGCAGCACGTTTGATGTTTCTATTATCAACATCTCAACGACCAGCGGCGACGTTGTTAACCTTGCTGTTAACACAGGCGTCACGTTTGTTGGTAACGTTTATCTTGCCATCAATTCAGCTTCGGCTGCTGCTGTCACCTCTGGCATCTTCCGCTTTGTTCGCACAGCGGCAGCTACTTGGGTTGGTTACCGCGTCGCTTAATAGGGTGGGCTTTGGCCCACTCTTTTCTTTTAGGAGATTAAAATGGTCAATACCAAACCAGTTGGTGTTGCCTACTCTGATCCACAGCTTGTAAGCGGCACGACCATCGACGGCGCTGTCATTACAAATCCAACGATCACAGGCGCATCAATTACAGGCGCAGTTACGGCGTCTACGCTTAATCTTGCTGTCGCTAAACCAGCAGCAGCAGGAACGAACCAAGCCACAGCTACCGCTCTTGGCGCTGGTTTTAGCTGGGTCACGGCTGCTGACGGAACTAAAGGTGTTGCGTTACCAACCGGTGTAGCAGGTCTTGTTGTCATCGTGAAAAATGATGATACGGCTAATGCTATTCTTAAAGTGTATTCGGCTAATGATTCCAACAGCGCCGCTATTAACGCTGTTGCTTCTGGCACCGCATATTCTATGGCTGCTAAGACCTCAGTTATGTTTGTGGCCTATAGTGCGGTTCAGTGGTTCTCAGTTCCGCTGGTAGCGTCTTAATACTAATACCACGGGCGACCTACGGGTCGCCTGGCCCTCATAGGAGTTAATATGGCTGTTTATTATCTTCGTCATCCTATTCATGGCGTAAAAGTCGCTACATCTAATCTCGAAGTGGCGCATGACGAGGAACATGGTTGGGATCAATTTGTCCCCGGTGAGGTGACTGAAGAGCCGACCAATGCTATAGTTTCGCGACGCGGGCGCAGACAAAAGGTAGATGATGACAACGTATTCGGCATACGACCAGATCTGCGGCGCCCTGAGACTGATAGGGATGCTGGCTGAAGGTGAAACGCCTTCTTCTGAGACAGCTAATGATGCCTTAGCAGCTATGAATCAGATGATAGACTCTTGGAATACCGAGCGTCTGTCAGTCTTTTGCACTCAAGATCAGACATTTCTTTGGACGCCAAACTTTCGTGTTCAGACGCTTGGCCCTACTGGCGACTTTGTTGGCAATCGGCCTATCCGGTTAGATGACGCAACATATTTTAGAGATCCGTCAACAAACGTTTCATTTGGCATCAAGATCATTAATCAACAGCAATATGATGGTATTGCCGTTAAGACTGTGACCAGCACTTATCCGCAGGTCATATTTGTCAACATGACATATCCTAACATTACGATGAGCATTTATCCTGTTCCGACGCGTGTGTTGGAATGGCATTTTATTTCTGTTTCTACGCTCGATACGCCAGCGACATTGGCAACGCCTTTATTATTTCCGCCGGGTTATCTACGCGCATTTAAATATAATCTGGCTTGTGAAATTGCTCCTGAGTTTGGCGTCGAGCCATCACCTACAGTTAGCCGCATCGCTATGGCGTCAAAACGCGATCTGAAACGCGTCAATAATCCTGACGACGTCATGGCGTTGCCTTACAGCATGATGCAACGCCGCCAGCGCTTTAACATTTATGCAGG